GGCTACCGGCAGTTCAATACCGCCTACATCGAGATTCCCAAGAAGCAGGGCAAGTCGGAACTGGCGGCAGCGGTAGCACTCCTCTTATGCTGCGGCGACGGAGAACAGCGCGCCGAAGTGTATGGCTGCGCTGCCGACCGCCAGCAGGCATCCATTGTCTTTGAAGTAGCGGCGGATATGGTGCGGATGTGTCCTGCCTTATCCAAGCGGGTAAAACTCTTGGCTTCGCAGAAGCGGATCATCTACCTTCCCACACACAGTTTTTATCAGGTGTTATCTGCTGATGCTTATAGCAAGCATGGATTTAATGTAAGCGGTGTGATCTTCGACGAGCTGCACACGCAGCCGAACCGGAAGCTGTTTGATGTTATGACCAAAGGTTCCGGCGATGCCAGAACGCAGCCGTTGTATTTCCTGATTACGACTGCCGGGACGGATACCCACTCCATCTGCTATGAAACCCATCAGAAGGCGCTGGATATTATCGCGGAACGGAAAATCGATGCCACCTTCTATCCGGTGATATACGGGGCCAAGGACACCGATGACTGGACGGATGTGAAGGTCTGGAAGAAAGCCAATCCCTCGCTCGGCATTACGGTCGGCATGGACAAGGTCAAGGCGGCCTGCGAATCCGCCAGACAGAATCCTGCCGAGGAGAACGCCTTCCGGCAGCTTCGTTTGAACCAATGGGTCAAGCAGGCGATCCGCTGGATGCCGCTGGACAAATGGGACGCCTGCGCGTTTCCCGTACAGCCGGATAAGTTAAAAGGACGCGTCTGCTACGGTGGCTTGGACTTATCCTCTACGACGGATATTACGGCTTTTGTACTGGTATTTCCGCCGCAGGATGAAGCGGACAACTATGTCGTGCTTCCCTACTTCTGGATACCGGAAGAAAACGTATCCCTTCGTGTCCGGCGGGATCATGTTCCTTATGACGTATGGCAGAAGCAGGGATTCCTGCACACGACGGAAGGAAACGTCGTTCATTACGGCTATATTGAAAAGTTTATCGAAACCATGGGCGAACAATACAACATCCGAGAAATCGCCTTTGACCGCTGGGGTGCGGTGCAGATGGTGCAGAATCTCGAAGGTATGGGATTTACCGTCGTCCCGTTCGGACAGGGGTTCAAAGATATGAGTCCGCCTACCAAGGAACTGATGAAGTTGACGCTGGAAAAGAAGATCGCCCACGGCGGCCATCCAGTACTGCGCTGGATGATGGATAATATCTTCATCAAATCCGATCCGGCTGGCAATATCAAGCCGGATAAAGAGAAATCCACCGAAAAGATCGACGGTGTCGTGGCTACGGTCATGGCACTCGACCGTGCCATCCGCTGCGGCAACGACAACAGCGAAAGTGTATATGACCAAAGGGGGTTATTGATTTTATGAGTATATTCCAACGTATATGGGGCAAAAAGTCACGCGACAAGCCAAAAAATTATCTATCCACGGCCTTTACGTTTCTGTTCGGCCCGACCTCCTCCGGAAACGTGGTGACGGAACGGACCGCTATGCAGACAACGGCGGTCTATGCCTGCGTCCGGGTGTTGTCCGAGGCCATTGCCGGACTGCCACTTAATCTATACCGGTATACACCAGATGGCGGCAAGGAGAAAGCCATCAACCATCCATTGTACAGTCTGCTTCATGATGCCCCTAATCCGGAAATGACGAGCTTCATCTTCCGGGAAACGCTCATGAGCCATCTTCTCTTATGGGGTAATGCCTATGCACAGATTATCCGGAACGGCACCGGACAGCCGATTGCATTGTACCCGCTGCTGCCCAGCAAGATGGATGTCAGCCGGGCCGCCAACGGACAGCTTATCTACACCTATTCCAAGGACTCGGACGAGTTCGGCGCAGATAACCGCTGCCAGCAGATTGTCTTGTCGCAGGATGAGGTGCTGCATGTGCCGGGACTTGGGTTTGACGGACTCATCGGCTATAGTCCGATTGCCATGGCCAAGAACGCCATCGGCATGTCGCTGGCAGCCGAGCAGTACGGTGCGTTATTCTTTGCCAATGGTGCTACACCGGGCGGTATCCTGGAGCATCCCGGCATTGTAAAGGATCCGGTCAAGCTGCGGGAAAGCTGGCATGCCCAATTTTCCGGTACGAACCGGCACAATGTAGCCGTGCTGGAGGAAGGCATGACCTTTCAACAGTTATCCATTCCGCCGGATCAGGCGCAGTTCCTTGAAACACGAAAGTTCCAGATCGACGAAATCGCCCGTATCTTCCGGGTGCCGCCGCATATGGTCGGGGATCTGGAAAAATCCACCTTCTCCAATATCGAGCAGCAGTCGCTGGAATTTGTCAAATATACCTTGAATCCCTGGTGCGTCCGCTGGGAGCAGACCATGAACCAGCAGTTGGTACTGCCGTCGGAACGCTCGCAGGTCTTTACGAAGTTTAATGTGGACGGCCTGCTGCGCGGCGACTACCAGAGCCGCATGAACGGGTATGCCATCGGCAGGCAGAACGGCTGGCTCTCCGCCAACGACATCCGGGAGCTTGAGGATATGAACCGCATCCCCACCGAGCAAGGCGGCGATACGTATCTGGTCAACGGCAATATGCTGCCGCTGGACAAGGCAGGAAAATTTTATACCGAAAGCGAGGGAAAAACCCCATGAAGAAGTTTTGGAACTGGAATACCGATGCCGATACCGGACGCATTCTTACCATTGACGGTACCATTGCCGAGGAAAGCTGGTTTGATGACGAGATAACGCCGAAGCTGTTTAAAAACGAACTGGCATCCGGGCAGGGCAATGTCACCTTGTGGCTGAACTCGCCCGGCGGCGACTGTGTAGCGGCCAGTCAGATCTATGCCATGCTGATGGATTATACCGGACAGGTCCACGTCAATATCGACGGGATTGCGGCTTCGGCAGCCTCCGTGATTGCCATGGCAGGCACGACCGTCAATATGGCACCGACTGCGTTGATGATGATCCACAATCCGTTCACGATCGCCATGGGCGACACCGATGAAATGGAGCGGGCCATCTCCATGCTGTCCGAGGTCAAGGAATCCATCATCAATGCCTATGAATTAAAGACCGGACTCTCCCGCACCCAATTATCCCATCTGATGGATGCCGAGACCTGGATGAATGCAGGAAAAGCAATCGAACTTGGTTTTGCCGACAGTATTTTAACTGATAGTGATAGTAAACAGATGCATGATGCTGCCAGTATGGGAAGCTATTTCTTTTCCCGGCGGCAGGTCACCAATGCATTACTCAATAAGGCCATCGCCAAGCAGACCAAGCCAACACCGGCAGCAAATCGAACAACTATATCCGTAGCGTCGCTGCAGCAGCGGCTGTCGCTCTTAACACATTAAATGGAGGTACCAATATGAGTAAATTATTAGAACTGCAGGAAAAACGCGCCAATATCTGGGAACAGGCCAAGGCCTTCCTGGATGAAAAGCAGGCAGCCGGTGACACGCTCTCCACTGAGGAGGCTGCCGCGTATGACAAAATGGAAGCCGATGTCATGGCGCTGGGCAAGGAAATCGACCGACTGAAGACGCAGGCTGCCATTGATCTCGAATTAAGCAAGCCGACCTCGAGTGCTATCGTCAACCAGCCTGCAAAACAGGATGCAACGAAGCATGGCAGGTTCAGTGATGCCTATGCACCCGCCTTTTGGGACAGCATGCGCGGCAACTCCCGTCCGGAAATCCGCAACACCTTAAAGGAAGGGGCCGATCCCCAGGGCGGCTACCTCGTACCGGACGAATTCGAACGGACGCTGATCCAGATGCTGGCCGATGAAAATGTGCTGCGCTCCCTGTCCCATGTGATCCAGACCGCCAGCGGCGACCATAAGATTCCGGTCGTTGCCAGCGAAGGGACCGCCGCATGGACGGATGAAGAAGCCGCCTACACGGAAAGCAACACCACCTTCGGACAGGTGTCCATCGGGGCGCATAAGCTGGGTACGCTCGTCAAGGTATCCGAAGAACTGTTGAATGATTCCGCCTTCGATCTGGAAGGATACATGGCGCAGGAGTTCGCCCGCAGACTGGGCAATGCCGAAGAAGAAGCCTTCCTTACCGGCACCGGAACGGATCGTCCGTCCGGTATCCTCGTCGATGCCGCCGGTGCCTCGGATGGCTCGACTGCCGCCTCTGCTACGGCCATTACCTTTGATGATTTGATCGAGTTGTACTATTCACTCCGTGAGCCGTACCGCAAGTCGGCTACATTGCTGCTGCATGAAAGCACCGTCAAGGCCATCCGGAAGCTGAAGGATACACAGGGACAGTACATCTGGCAGCCTTCCGTCAGTGCCGATGTGCCGGATAAGATTCTGAACTGCCCGGTTGTCACCAGCCGGTATATGCCGCAGATGGCAGTCGACGCCAAGACGGTGCTGTTCGGTGACTTTTCCTACTATTGGATTGCCGACAGGCAGGGTCGCACCTTTAAGCGCCTGAACGAATTATACGCAGTTACCGGTCAGGTCGGCTTTCTCGGCTCCCAGCGTGTCGATGCCAAGATTGTATTGCCGGAAGCCATCAAGACGCTCAAGCAGGCCAGCAAATAACAGAAGGAAGGTGGCAGCATGGCAGTAACACGGGACGAAGCAAAATTATATCTCCGTATTGATAATGATGTGGAGGATGCTTTGATCGACAGTCTGATTCAGTCCTCCACGACGACGGTGGAAAATGTACTGCGGCATCCGTTAAGCGACTATACGACGCTGCCGGAGGACATCAAGACAGCCATTTTGTATGGCGTGGCCTATCTGTATGAGAACCGGGATACGGCGGACTTCGATGCCATGATCAAGCTCATGCGGGCCATGTTGTTTTCCTACCGGGATGAGGTGTTCTGATGGATATCGGGGAAATGAAGCAGCGAATCGAACTGTTGGTGGAAGAAGATGTCTCCGACGGGCAGGGCGGCTATGACAGCACCCTGGTCAGCAAGGGCAGTACATGGGCCAAGGTGACCAATATCCACGGCGGGGAGTATTTTTTCGCCGCCGCCGTTCATCTGGAAAAGGATGTGTCGTTTGTCATCCGGTACCGCTCAGATATCTCAGAAAAATGGTTCATCAAGTTCCGTGGGCAGAAGTACAACATCCAGTTTATCGATAATGTAAAATACGGGGACCAGTATCTGGAAATCAAGGCTACATTAGCGGGGTGATGAAAATGACATGGAATGAAATACGAATCGGGTGTGCGGCTGTCGGTGCCTGGCTGGGCTGGTTCATCGGCGGCTTTGACAATCTGCTCTATGCCCTGCTGACGTTTGTCTGCCTGGACTATATTACCGGTGTGCTATGCGCCTGCCGGGAACGGCAGCTATCCAGCGAGATCGGCTTTATGGGCATCTGCCGGAAGGTGCTTCTTTTTGTACTCGTCGGTGTGGCCCATACGCTGGATGCGACGATGCTCGGTTCCGGAAGTGCGTTACGGACCGCCACCATC